TGTCAGCGGCAGATGCTATTCAAGTATTTTTAGAAAATACTGAATTAAAAGTTCGCCCATATGACTTTGGAACAGATGCTATTGAACGTATGCGTGTGGCACAACCACAGGCCATGCTTGACGCTGACTTTGAATACGGACTACAGCCAACCAAGTGGCAGGCTATTGGTATGCAACGTGGATATCCTGCAACTTTTGAAGTATCGGCCACAGACGTTTCTGTAATCAGTGTGACCACAGATGCGTCAAACGGAACCAGCGGAGTTGGTTCAAGTTTAATTACAGTAACTACCAACGGTTCTCATGGATTTGTAGCTGGCATACCTATTACTATTAGAGCTCTTGCAGCTTCTATTACAGGTTTTAACCGTGCAGAAGGCACGTTCTTGATCTATGATGTTCCAACACCGGCGTCATTTAGATACTATGCTAAGGCCAAAGTAGGAACCAGCAATGGCCAGGTTCTTGCAACATCAACAACACAGTTAAGACAGGCGTCTTTCTATACTGGAGCTTCTGTGGGATCGCCTACATTTACGGTAGCATCCAACGGATCCAGCGGTTCTTTCTCATCTACTCTAAGAACAGAAACAGGCCAAAATACCATAGCGTTTACAGGAACAGCGCCACCGATTGGTGCTCCTTTAAGCGGCAGCGGTATTAACGCAGGCACACAGATTGCTGGTGTGTTTGGCGGTTCTAACTCAGACGGTATTGTTGATTACAAATATGTAAAAACCACTTACGGTCCAGGCGCAACATCTATTGAATTAGTTAATACCAACGATCTAAGTTCTGGTATGGCGGTAGGAAACGAAGCTAGTCCAAACATACTGAGAGAAGTCAGTGGTATTGTTGGAACTACATTAGTTCTTAACGGTGCAGTTACCGTGGGACACAAAGGTGACGAAAATACCTATACAGGTTCAGCTACTGCACTAGCAGGCACAGGCACTGGATGTCAACTAAACATCAGTGTTACTGGTGGCGGCTATAGTTTGACTTCTATTGCAGCAGCAGGCACAGGCTATGCCCGCGGCGATACTCTTAGAATCTTAGGAGATCTATTAGGCGGAACAACTCCGGACAATGATCTTTTCTTAAACGTTCTTGCAGTTGACGGTAGTGGTGGAGTAACTTCTACCAGTATTGTAGAAGGAACTGGAGTAGGAACTGCTACATTTACTAACATTGGCACAGGTAATGCAGGCTCTAGAGGAACTGGAGCAACATGGACCATTACTAGAGCTGCTGGTGTTTATACTGTGACCAGTTACGGGAATGGCGCCACTGCAAATTATTTCTTTGGAAATAGATTCCGTGTTACCGGCAGCAACTTTGAAGGCACCGACAGTGTTCATGATTGTATATTTACGATATCTCACCCAGTTGGCGGAACACTAACACAGTTACCAACAGCAGCTGGAACAGTTCAACGTGGTGATCAAATTCCTGTATATGCAACTATTACGCTGTCAGAAGCAACAACAGGAACAGTATCAGCTGGCGCAAGTATCACATATTCTGCGATTGCTACTCTTCAAGTAGTGTTTACAAGTAATCACGGATTTGTTCCAGGTATGGGATTAAACATTGCAATAACATCCACCGGATCAAATCATCAATTGGCAGGCGGACCGTTCTTTGTAGAACAAATTACCAGCCCAACTACTATTAGATACGTGGCCAGAGCACCGGGCACTATTGATACAGGAACTACACTAGAAGGTGTTGTGTATGCAAGACCGGATACGTTCTTTACACATAGACCGTTTGACGGCGGAGTTATGTTAGGCACAGGCGGACCACAACACGGTGGACAAGCAATTCGTCAAAGTAAAAAGTATATTCGTTATCAGTCTGGTAAAGGTGCTATGTATAACACAGGTGCGCTGTTTGCTCCTAGTTTCGATTTACGATCAGTTATAGCAGCTTCGACTGCGTCTGGAGCAATTATCACAGTGACCACAGACGATGTTGATCACGGTGTTCAAGCAGGTGCAACTATTAGATTAACCGGAGTTACAACTACAGGATATAACAATGATTATACCGTAAATGAAATTGTAGACGAAAGAAGTTTCCGTGTTACTGCCGGAGTTCAACTAGGCGCAACCACTGCGGTATTAGGATCTCAAGCACAGATGAGTTTGGTTAACTGGCACGGTGCTGTGGTTAGATCAGGCCCATTCGATGACCAAAACGGTATTTTCTATCAGTATGATGGAAAAGAACTAGCAGTAGGACGTAGAACATCTACATTCCAAATTGCAGGAACCATTGCTATTGGTCTTAACTCTAATCTAGTAACAGGAACTAACACACGCTTCCAAGATCAATTACAGGAAGGTGATAGAATTGTTATTCGAGGCATGACTCACGTTGTGGCCAATATTGCTGATAACTCAACTATGTATGTAACTCCTGACTGGCGCGGAGTAAACGCAGTTAGCGGAGTTAAAGTATGTAAAATTCAAGATTTGATTATTCCTCAATCGGAATGGAATCTAGATAAATGCGACGGAACTGGCCCGTCTGGTTACAACTTAGATATCACTAAGATGCAGATGATTGGTATTCAATTTAGCTGGTATGGTGCTGGTTTTATTGACTGGATGATTCGTGGACCAGAAGGTAATTATACATTCTGTCATAGACTAAAAGGTAACAACTTAAACACTGAAGCTTATATGAGAACTGGTAACTTGCCTGTTCGTTATGAAGTGCTTAATGAAGGTGCTAGATCTAGATTAAATGGAGCAATGACTTCTGGTCAAACTACTGTAACTTTAGATGATGTCAGCGACTTTCCAAACAGCGGTATTCTTTTCATCGACAATGAAATTGTTTCTTATTCAGCAAGGAATACCACAACTAATCAACTAACCGGCTTAACTAGAGGCACATCGATGTCAAATTTTGCTGCTGGTGCTACAAGAAGTTATACAGCAGGTGCTGCTGCATCACATTTGAATAGAGCTGGTGCAGTGTTAATTTCGAATACAACAAGTCCAATCATTAGCCACTGGGGTAGTGCTTATTTGATTGACGGTAATTTTGACAGTGATCGTGGATACATTTTCTCATATGCATCTACTGGTAACGTGATTGACACTACTAAGAAGACTGTGTTCTTAATTCGATTAGCACCGTCAGTGTCAAATGCAGTAACTGGTGACTTAGGTGAAAAAGAATTGTTAAATCGTGCGCAGTTGTTATTGACTTCAATTGCTATCAGTAGTGATTCAATGACCACTGGAGCTTCTGGTATCGTTATTGAAGGTGTGTTGAACCCTCAAAACTATCCTTTAAACCCTAGTGATATTTCATGGAACGGTTTATCAGCGTTGTCGGCAGGAGGACAACCAAGTTTTGCACAAATTGCTCCTGGTGGTTCTGTAAACTGGAACGGCGGAGCAACCACTACCACTGCCAACGGAACAACCACTGCCACAATGACCAATACTATTGCTGTGCCTAACAACACAGCATTTAACAGAGGTTCTGGAACTACATTCTTCTATGTGACACAGGCCAGTTGGCAAGCTTCTGGTGCATTCGTTGCTCCGACTAACTATAACTCTCCACTAACAGGTGTTACAATTAATGACGGAAAATTCCCAGCAGGAACAAGAATATCATCAGTCAGCGGACCTTTTAACTTCTCTGGTATTAATTATTATCAAATCAATACCAGTGCAGCAGCAACAAGCGCAGTAAATGCCAATGCAACTGTTACTTTAAACTTAGGTGGTGCTTCAGCAGCAATTACATCTACGTTGTATTTTACAGCAGCTTCTTGGACTGGTAGTGCTGCAACTACAGGCACACTGGTAACTGATAATAAATTCCCAGCTAACACTCGAGTATCATCTGTGTCGGGACCGTTGACGTTTGGTGTAACCAGTTATTATTCTGTAACATTTACACAAAGCTCGTTATCATCAACTAGTGCAGGTGGAACAGTAACGTTTACATTTGGTCAACCAGCATATGCGTTACCGGGAGAAACTGTATTTTCATTCGTGGCAAACCCAGGTGAAACAGCTACTTTGGATTTAGAGCAATTGAAAGAACTGGGAACTACGTCAATTGGCGGTCGAGGAACATTCCCGAACGGTCCGGACGTTCTAGCTATTAACGTGTATAAGGTTGGTGGAACTTCAACTACGGCTAACTTAATTCTAAGATGGGGTGAAGCTCAGGCTTGATGCTTTTGGGCTTCTTTCCAGTCTCTAACAATAGTTTGTAGTTTTTTTCTAGATTGGGTAATGGTATCTCGAATGTCGGGAGCCATTACACCAAGTTGACGTGTTAATGCTAATTCTAAGTGACGATTGTCTAATTCTTTCACAGCGTTAACTAATTTTCCTATCAAATTATTAAGTTCTATTTTAATAGGGCCCTCTGGCATTTGATCGTAGACCGTTTGATATTCGGATAATTCTGTTTTAAATCTTTCAGATTTTTGAACTGTCGGTAGCATTTTCTAACTCCAATATTGTAGCAATTTTAGTTTTTATAATTTGATTATTTAACGTTGTTTTAAGACCAATGTGTAAATTTTTAGGCAATTGTTCTAATGTTGCCCAACATATAGTATCAGAAGCCAGTGTTAAAAACTCATTATTAACAAGGCAAATATATGTGCCATATTCAAATCCCCTGTCTTCACTGAGATATAATTCAATAGGAACTATTCGGCCTTGAGAATAACAACTCATTAAATCTTGTGAATCATCTAACAAAGTTGAATTTCTAGCAAACGTAGGCACAGTCCAATGTTGATTGTCTAAAATCAACAATAGTCGTCCTGTATTTTTGGCTAAGAAAAGTAATCCGGCACGCTGTTGCATACCTTTACTTATTGTGGATCTAAGATGAAACCCCAACTATTTGGAGAATATTCTCCTTCAAAGGATTTCAACCATTGGTCACCGTCCCAACGATATTGAATTCCTGTTCTTAGATTTTGAATATAGGTTGGATCGTCACCTGTGCTAGAGTCCCAAACTGAACGCCATGTTGATCCGTCCCACTCTATAATACTGTTGGCACGAATCACACAGTCGTTGCCCACTGAATCTTTCCATGCATCAGGCCCGTCATACAATGTTGCAGAGCTATCAACAGCTGGCGGCCCAAAACTGCCTCCTACATTTTCACTGATGTTAACATCGTCCAACATTAAGAAACGTAGCCCTAATGGAATTTGTGCAGTAGACCCATACACTTCGATAGGATTATATTTGTAAGGGTCAATAATAGCATCTATGGTTCCCCTAGCAGCAACACCATTAATAGAACTATTAATCAATGTGTTTGTTGGGACAGTATCTCTATCAAATGTAACTACAATGATGCTAGGATCAACAGCATTCACAGCAAACGTTCCTACCATATCATATCCGTTAGGTTGCTTAAAGAATATTTGACTGCCGGCGTGATACCCGCCTTGATTATCTAAAATTGTTTCCCATGACAACGGCTCACCATTTTTATAATCCTTTTGATCAAGTCCCAAAGACAATACCGCAGCCGTTGGGTTTACTACAGAAACATCGTAGTCATAAGGCTGTCCGTTTTGACTTTTGAATAATAGGATTCTATAATTGTTAGTGGTGATTTGAAACTTACCTGCGGTTTTATTAAAGACTAAATCTTCTAACTCAACAATCTCGCCTTGCTCGGTAAACACATTACTGATAACACTTTTAACAATGCCAAGACGTTTGACTTTTGCAGGCGGAGTAATGTAAATCGGCATTTCAAATTCCATAGAACAGATATCTATTTCAGATTCTGCACCTTGTGGAATTGACCTAGAACTAAAATTAATTGATTTAAGATCAACTACACTTAGACTAGTCCAATCGATGTAGTTGTCTGTGGTTTGAATTTCTAAACTAGGATTGAACAACACTAGGATCTGTTCTAGTAATTGCAATTTTTGATCTGTATTACTGGTCCACACATCGCACTTCATTGTGAGTTTAAACGGTGTAGGCATTAATCGTTCAACAGTATAGTTGCCGCCTTGAACATTTTGATACTGTATAGTGCCGTCGGTATCTGTGTATCTACGTTCGCGAATGTTTACTTTGCTGACAAAGGTAGCATCTGAAATTCTTGTAGTGTCTAATTCAAGACCAGTAATATAGCAGGCCATACGTGGAACCGTAGGCATTTTATTTTCGCTGTTATCTTTGATAACACTGGCAACCTGTCTAGTTAAGTCACCGTATAATACTGGCACAGTTTTTTCTTCAGGCGTAGCACCACCTGTTTTATATTTGAAACCTATGAACACACGCATAAACTGTGTTACATAGCGTCTTATCTGCCCGTCATAAAAATAATCCATTATTCATCCGCCTGTGGTCTAAGCGCCTTAGATAGGCTTTGTTTCTCTTTGACATTTCTGCCATCAATAGTAGCACTGGCTTTGTTATTGATAAAGCTGCTCTTGAGGGTTTGACGTATTTCTTCCCAGTAACCAGATGCAACGGCAGGTTGTATTCCAACAGGCACAGCTTTAACAGCTACAAAGTATGCTCCGCCAAAAGTAACATTGTCGCCGATGGCATAAGTTGAAGTTTCTGTCCACGATCCGCGATCAACCTTGCCATCAAATCCTTGACTGTTGCTCATAGTCATACGTTTTACGTCCTCCATCTTGACCCAACGTGTGCCGTTAAATCTAAACAATCTATTTGGCAGATAATCTGTTCTTAAACAGAACTGACCTTCCATACCGTTTAATGGAAATGCTATACCTGACGAGAATGGAGCTCCGTTTGGCGGTCTACCATCTTCTGTTATATAACCGATGTAATCTTTGTGATCTGGAGTTTGGTTTACTGTGTCAGCAGTAACACTCATATAAATTGGTTCACCGTTTTCATCATAAATGGTGTTACCAGACGGATCAGTAGTAGGTATTAAGACAAGATCGTCTCGGTCAGCAGTGACCAATGCTACCTCTCCATTGCTATCTTTTTGTATGGTATAAAATTTAGATGTGTCGTAGCCGCTCTGAGGAGCATCTGACTCTGCCTGATCAAGCACAGCCTGAGTAATCTGCATTTCTTTTTCATAAGTTGACATGATGTCACGCAGACTTTGATCACTGCCCTCTCCGGCTGCACCGTCAAGTATATCTTTGAATTCTTGACTATCAACAAGAGGTTTACATTTTGCGCGATATAAATGAGGATACCAAGTAACAGAAAATCCTTCTGCAGCCCTAGTAACTTCTTCTATAACGTAAAATCTTTTTAGTGCAAATTGAAAATCATTCAATGCAAATTCATCTTTTAAATGCGGAAGTTCAATAACATCTCCCGCAATTAATTTTCTGCCAACTTTTTCTACAGTATCGTTGATATGAAATGTAATAAAAATTGTATCATTTTGTAAGAACAAACCAAACTGACTTAGATTAAAGTCAGTGTCTTGTATGTTGTAAACTCCTCGCAACACATAAATGTCCGGATCGTATTTTCTATCTCTATTTTCTAGGAATAACAGATCTTGTATTTGTGTTTCGGACGTTGATGTATATCCAGGAGTTGCAGGTGTAACATCAGCGGCTGCTCCTGGTCCTAGATATTTGTGTATTAACACATCCGTTCCGCCAACCTGAAACATTTCCCAGGCGGTTTTGTCGATGAATTTATAATCGTTGCCCTTTTCTGGGCGATAAAGCGAGAGTCTTGGCATAGTCATATATTTACCGCTACGATAAATACTAGCATGAGCACTAATGACCAAGCTAAACAAGAAGTTTATAACTACTGCAAAGCCATGCTGGGCGACGGCATGATCGATGTAGAATTAGATCCAATACACTACGAAACTGCCCTAAATCGAAGTTTGGCAGTTTTTCGACAGCGTAGCGATAATGCTGTAGAGGAAAGTTATGTATTTTTGAATCTTTTAGTAGATCAAAACGAATACATATTGCCTCAAGAGATACAGCAAGTTCGACAAATTTATCGTAGAAGTATTGGTTCACGCACCGGTGGCGGCACAGGCGGCACAGTATTTGAACCGTTTAACCTAGCCTATTCAAACACATACTTGTTAAGTTCTACAAACATGGGCGGCCTAGCTACCTATGAATTGTTTTCTCAGTATCAAGAACTAGTGGGTAAGATGTTTGGCAGCTTTATTAACTTTGATTGGCAACCATCTAGTAAAAGGCTTTTGATACATCAAAGACCAAGAACAGAAGAATCTGTAATGCTGTTATGTTATAATACAAAACCAGATATTACTATTATTAAAGATGTATATTCTGGACAGTGGATTAAAGACTATTCGTTGGCCAACTGCAAAATGATGCTAGGACAAGCACGTGAAAAGTTTGCTCAAATTGCTGGCCCAGGCGGCGGATCGAGTCTTAACGGTGCAGCAATGAAATCCGAGGCTCAACAAGAGATTGAAAAATTGGATGAATCTCTTAAAACTGGAATTACTACCCAAGGATGGGGCTGGATAATAGGTTGACACAGTTTTAATATCGATGTTATAATGTTCTTAATTGGAGGATATTATGATTATAGGTATTTGCGGATTTATCGGCAGCGGCAAAGATACTGTCGCTGACTATCTAGTTAACTTTCACGAATTTAGAAGAGAATCATTTGCCAGCACTCTCAAAGATGCTGTAAGCGCGGTGTTTGGATGGGACCGAACATTGTTAGAAGGGCGAACTAAGGAAGCCCGAGAGTGGCGAGAGCAAGTAGATCCTTGGTGGGCTGAAAGATTATCTATGCCTACACTTACACCACGTTGGGTCTTACAATACTGGGGCACTGAAGTATGCCGTAGAAGCTTTCATGATGATATTTGGATTGCTAGTTTAGAAAACAAACTTCGAAATTCAAAAGATCATGTGGTAATTTCAGACTGTCGTTTTCCTAACGAAATACAAAGTATTCGCGATGCGGGCGGTATTATTGTATGGGTAACACGTGGTCAGTTACCCGAATGGTATGACCTTGCTGTTATGGCAAACAAAGGCCACAATATTTCTATAAACGAACTAAAAATGAAAAAAATTCATGCTAGCGAAACTGCATGGGTTGGAACCAAGTTCGATGTTATCATTGACAATAACGGAACCATTGATGATCTTTATACCCAGTCTAAAGATTTAGTAATCAGCGATCAAATCGCCCTGACGCCAAGTAATACCCTCCTTGCTTAACACTTGAGCACAGTTAGAGCAGATAGTTTTTAAATTAGTAGGACGGCAATTGTCTAAATTGCCGTCTATATGAAACACTCTAAATACTTCTCGATGCGGCGATTTGTATCCGCATTTCTCACAGTAATTCTTAACTTTATATCCAGCATATTGCCACCTAGGTATATGTGCCCTAGGCCCGTGTGACATACAGGCTTCACAAAGTCTTCTAAAATATGGCTTCCCGTTTTTATAATAATTTACGGCTCTAGGACGCTGTGCGCAGGCCTTGCAAAGTGGTCTCATAAAATTATTTACACCTTTTCTTCCCCTTTTTCTTCTGGTATAACTACCCATTTTCAGAACAACACGCTAAATATTATGAGCAACTATTACCAGGAGAATAGGGAATGGCACTACAATCACCCGGCGTAGAAGTTACAGTAATCGACGAGAGTTTTTATACACCAGCTGAGCCTGGCACAACACCTCTTATCGTTGTAGCGACAGCGCAAGACAAAACAAATTCAGCTGGCACCGGAACGGCCACTGCTACTACACAGGCGAATGCTGGCAAAGCATTTAAGTTAACAAGCCAGAAAGATCTTTTAGATCTATTTGGTGTTCCATTTTTTGAAAAGACAGCTTCCGCAAGTCCAATACACGGCGGCGAGCGCAACGAATACGGTCTTCTAGCAGCTTACAGTTTGCTAGGAGTTTCAAACGCTGCTTTCTTAGTAAGAGCAAACGTTGATCTTGATCAACTAGAAGGCAACACAACAATTCCAGGTGCTAATCCAGACGATGGCACATGGTGGGTAGATACACAATCTACAGCATTTGGTATTCAAGAATGGAATGGCGCTGCGGTTTCTACCACAGGCGGACAGAAGTTTGCTTCTAAAACTCCAATCGTATTAACAGACGCTGAAGTAGCAAAACTATCAGGTGTTGGCGGCAGCCCACTTGATTCAGTTGGATCTATTGGTGATTATGCAGTGGTATTTGAAACTGTTGACGGTAGTGGTTCATTCACAGCCGGTGCAGAAACAGCAAGAGTATATTACAAGTCTTCAGGTAATACACAAGCAGGTGTTGCCGCAGGTCAATGGGTATTAGTTGGCAGTCAAGATTGGTGTGCTAGTCACCCAACAGTAATGGGTTCATCAGCAGCAGGAACATTTAACGCTGCTGGCGGAACTACTAAAAACTTTTATATCAACGGAACTACAGTTTCAGTTCCAGTAGATGATAACCTAACAGCACTAGTAGCTCGTATTAACGGATTAGGCATTACAGGTATTACAGCTAAAGCAGTAACCGGTAAACTTTATCTATATGCTAACGGCGCAGTTGAAAACACTGGCGATTCTACATTAGCAAATGCTATTACTATTGGTTCAGGCACAGCAACATTAACTGAAATTGGTATTACATCAAAAGTATACTATGGTCCAGCACTTCAAATGACTCCTCATACTTCTGTTCCAGAATGGAAGAGCACAGACACTGCTGCAAGACCAACTGGTTCTGTATGGATCAAGACAACTGAGCCAAACAACGGTTCACGTTACAGAGTTAAAAAGTGGAGTTCGAATACATTAAGCTGGGTGTCTTATGAAGCACCTATCTATGCAACTACAAACTCAGCATTATACTATCTAGATCGTAGTGGCGGTGGCGCAAACCTTCCAGTGGACACATTGATTGTTCAATCAAACAGTGACGAACATTCTGGTTATGATGCATCTCCAGCAACTGCAACATTTAGAATGTGGCGTAGAGTAGCTACTGGCGCAACTACAATCACTTCAACAGCAGTTGGATCAGGAACAGTTCCTAATGGAGCACATTCATTTACAATCGCTGAATCATTGAAAGGTCAAATTGATCTAGACACAGCAAAGACTATCAGCTTTTCGTCAGCAGGAAATGCAGCCGATTCAAACACAATCGCTGGTAGAATTAATGCAGCTGGATTTACAAATATTGTTGCATCCGTAACAGACGCAAACGAAATTGAAATTTCACACAGATTAGGTGGTGATTTTAGAATTGTTAATGTATCTGGAACAGCAGTGACATCATTGTTTACAGCATACAATATTAACACAACCGCAGGAACAGCTAATTTCTACGCACTGCCAGCAACAACACCAGACGGTTATCTAGTATCAAACTTCCGTCCGTTTGCAGCAGATGATTTCTTTGCAACAGGTGATGCACCAACTAACGAGCCAGTAGACGGTCAGTTATGGTATAACCCAGACTTCTCCGATGTGGATGTAATGATTCACAATGGTTCAACATGGGTTGGTTACAAAAACTTTAGCGCAGCTTATATAAACACAGATCCAAATGGTCCACAAGTAGCTGCTTCAGCTCCAACACTACAAAGTGATGGAACAGCACTAGTCGATGGCGACTTATGGGTCAGCACAGCTGACATGGAAAACTATCCGACTATCTATCGTTGGAACGGAACATTGCTAGAATGGTTACAATTAGATAAGACTGATCAAGTTACTGAAGAAGGTATTTTATTTGCAGATGCTCGTTGGGGCAATGCAGGTTCAGTTAGACCTTCAACACTAACCAGCATTAAAGATCTATTAAGCAGCAACTATCTAGACCCGGATGCTCCAGATCCTGCACTATATCCAAAAGGTATGTTGCTATGGAACCTACGTAGATCAGGTGGAAACGTTAAGAAATATCGCAACAACTACATTGACACATCAGCTGACAATGGAAGATTAGGCGATGTAAGCATGAGCAGTTATGCTACTGATCGTTGGACTACTGCTTCTGCTAACAACGAAGACGGTTCAGGCAGCTTTGGTCGCAAGGCACAACGTAAAGTTGTTGTTTCAGCACTCAAGAGTGTTGTTGATACAAGCAGCGAGATCCGCGACGAAGAAAGACGCAACTTTAACTTAATTGCTTGCCCAGGATATCCTGAGTTAATGAGCAACTTGGTTAACTTAAACATCGACAGAGGCTTAACAGCATTTGTTGTTGGTGATACACCATTACGCTTACCAAGCGATGCTACATCATTGGTTACATATGGAACCAATGCAAACCTAGTAACAGACAACGGCGACGACGGAATTGTTACCTACGACGAATACATGGCAGTGTTTTATCCAAACGGATTTACCACAGACTTAGGCGGCACCAACGCAGTTGTTCCAGCATCACACATGATGTTGAAAACAATTGCACTAAGTGACAACGTAAGCTATCCATGGTTTGCACCAGCAGGAACAAGACGCGGTGGAATTACCAATGCAACATCCGTTGGTTATATTGATTCAATCAGCGGCGAGTTCCAGACTGTAGCATTGAATAATGGTCAACGTGATACATTATACGATCTAAAGATTAACCCAATTACATTCTTTAATGGAATTGGACATGTTAACTACGGTCAAAAAACTCGTGCAAGAAATGCTTCTGCACTAGACAGAATCAACGTAGCACGTTTGGTAGTATATCTACGCAGTCAGTTGAATAAACTAGCTCGTCCGTATGTATTTGAACCGAACGACAAGATCACACGTGACGAAGTTAAACAGGCAGTTGAGAGCTTGTTACTTGAGTTAGTTGGTCTAAGAGCACTTTACGACTTTGCAGTTGTGTGTGATGAAACAAACAACACCCCAAGCAGAGTTGATCGTAATGAGCTATGGGTAGATATCGCAATTGAACCTGTGAAAGCTATTGAATTCATCTATATTCCATTGCGTGTCAAGAACACAGGAGAGATTTAAAAATGCCTATTACATCACTTAATAATTTAACAGTTCCAACCAATGGCGCAGCAGCAACTCAAGTGTTGCTGATGCCTAAGTTGAAATATCGCTTTAGGGTGACTCTACTAGGCTTCGGCGTAGCAGCAGCCACTGAGTTAACTAAGCAAGTTTCAGACGTTACTCGTCCAAAAGTAAACTTTGAAGAAATGACCTTAGATATTTACAACTCAAAAGTGTATCTAGCTGGTAAGCCAAACTTTGAAACTGTAACATTGACACTACGTGACGATGCCAGCGGCGAAGTTCAGAAACTAGTTGGTCAGCAAATTCAGAAACAATTCGACTTCTTAGAACAAGCATCAGCACGTTCTGGTATCGATTACAAGTTTACTATGAGAGTTGAGGTTCTAGACGGCGGTAACGCTAACCTAGCACCAAGAGTTCTTGAAACAATTAACATGTATGGTTGTTTTGTTCAGAACGCTGACTATGGCGATTTAAACTACAGCACTAACGAAGCTGCTACTGTAGCGTTAACAATCCGCTTTGATAACATGGAACAATGGGGCGCTGAAAAAACTGCTCCAAGTATCGAAGGCGGTATTGGTGCTCAAGTTGGTCGTCAAATTGCTACACAGGCTATCACTGGCGCACTTGGACAACAAGGATAATAATCCTAAACTTAAAGAAACCCGGAATTTTCCGGGTTTTTTTATGACATAAATATTTGTATGGCTAATAAATTCACAAGATTCCTCAATGGCGTAGGCACAGGTTTAACTAATCCTAAAGGGTTGGTTTCTAACTGGCAACACGCTACTCGCTTGTTCATAGATGATACTTATAGATTATCTCCTCGAACAAAGTTCCTTTTCTATGTAAGATTTGAATTGGATAAAACAGCAATGAGGGCGCCATCATTTACTGCTAGGCACGCCGACGAGATTGGTCTGTTAGTTAAAAACTGCGATCTTCCAAAATACAATTTTGATACTGTAACTAAAAATCAATATAATAGAAAAAAGATTGTATATAAAGGAATCAATTACGAGCCAGTCAATATAAGTTTACATGATGATAATGCTGGTATTATAAATGCGTTGTGGGCAATCTATTACGGTTACTACATTGCTGACAGACATAATCCAGAAGCTGCGTATGGTGCTACCCACCTAAGACCTGCAGATTCACCGAACTTTAGATACGGTATGGACAATAAAATTACCACACCGTTGTTTAAATCTATCAGTATCTATACTATGAGTCGTAGACGATTTTTAGGTTATACATTAGTTAATCCAAGAATTAAATCTTGGAACCATGGAAGTTTAGATTACTCAGCAGGCGAAATGTTAGAAAGTCAAATGACTGTTGAGTATGAAGCTGTAAAATATTCCGCAGGAAATGTTTCAAGAAATAGTCCCAAAGGATTTGCCACACTTCACTATGATAACCTTCCAAGTCCGTTAAGTGTAGCTGGTGGCGGCGTTGCAACATTAACTGGAGACGGCGGAGTATTAGATGGCCTTGAAAGTGTGTTTGGAGATTTAGCCAACGGATCTACCTTTGATAGTTTTGGGGGATTCTTAGGCACAGCAATTAAAGCTGCGAACACTGCTAAAAATTTCAGTGCTTTAACTAAAGCAGGTCTTAAAAACGAAGCTATTAATATTTTAAGTAATCCCTCTAATATTGCCGGAGCGGTATCAACTGTGGGCGGTGTTGTAGGCAGTATATTTCCAAAGAGTTCCAATAATACTGACACTACTACAGCCACTCAAAGAAACCTAACAGGAAATTAATATGGTTGCTACAACTAACCTCCCAGAAAATATTAGACAAGATAGTGCCACAGGAACTAAATTATTTTTTGATTCTTATGGCCAGGAACCGTTAGAGTTTCATGCCAACGAAGTTGACGGCACTATTGGTTTTTTTACAAAACGAGGTTTTGACCAAGACACTGCTATTGTAATTGCCACTGTGGTTTTAAAACAGGCAAAACTAGATGGAACTCCTGTTTTTAAATTTTTAGATTCTCTTAATAAATTTGATGAAACTGATCTTAGCATACTTGTTGGTGAAATTTTAAACAATAACAGACCCGCAACATCTACCCTAGGATTTAGAACTGAGCGTGTGATCCCAGATCAAATTAGAAACATAGCAGTGTAATGGCCAAGTTTGCTCAAGGTAGATTTGAAATGAAAAATCCCGACAAGTATGTTGGGAAAAAAACTCCCCTGGCTCGAAGTAGTTGGGAGTTTGTTTTTATGAGAATGCTTGACGAGCATCCAGGGGTTGAAAATTGGGCCAGTGAAAGTATGCAAATACCTTATAGAGATCCGCTCACTGGCAAATACACAATATATGTTCCTGACTTTTTTATTGTTTACAAAGATAAAAACGGAAAGAAACATGCCGAAGTTGTGGAAGTAAAACCACAAAGTCAAACGCTAAGAGAACATGTAGGTAAAAGTGCTTACAATCAAGAACAATATATAAAAAATTTAGCCAAGTGGGAAGCTGCCACTGCTTGGTGCAAGCAGCAGGGTATTAAGTTTCGAGTAGTTAACGAGGGTGATATTTTTCATCAAGGCTCAAAACGCAGATAAGTATAGTATGACTAAAAAACTTGAAGAACTATTCAATTTAGAAGATTCTAAAGAAATCGAACAAACAGAATCTAAACCCCCTGTTCAAGTTCCCACGCACGAGGAAGTAAAATCTCTAGACGACAGCTATAAAGCAGTGTCAGAAATTACCAGAGGGCTTCCGCAGATTAAAGAATTAGATTCGTTAGATGATAAAGAATTAGACAGCCTAGCAGCTAAAGCAGAAGCTGCCTACGACGATTTAATGGATTTGGGTATGAACGTAGAAGTTCGTTACAGCGGTCGTATTTTTGAAGTAGCAGGCACTATGCTTAAAAATGCCATAGATGCTAAAAGTGCTAAAATAGACAAGAAGTTAAAAGCTGTTGATTTACAGTTAAAAAAATATAAAATAGACAAGGACGCAGGCGGCGACGATCCCAATGACGTTATTAACGGTCAGGGTTACATCATTACCGATCGTAACGAGCTCCTTAAGAAATTGGGTCAAAAGGACTAAATATTACTATGAAAACTTTTAAAGAATATCTTACCGAAAGCAAAAAAGTCTACAGCTTTAAGGTCAAAGTTGCCGGCGAAGTTCCTGAAAAATTTCAGGAAGGCCTAAAAACACGCCTAGGACACTGTGGCGCAATTGAAGTAAAAAAGATTGCATCAACCCCGATTCAAGAAACACCTATGGATTTTCCAGAATTAAAAAATATGGAAGTTACCGTGTTTGAAGTTATTTGTGAATACCCAGTGACCAGTCCTGAAATCACAGCAAATATTAAAAACATGGGTGTAGATGAATCTTGCTTCCGTGTTCGCGGTAGCAGTGAACCTAGTGAAATTGATCAAATTTTAGCAGATCAAGAACCTAGCGGTGAAGCATTATTAGATGATGCGCAGTATAAAGAAACTACCAATGCCAAACATAAAGACTATTTTGGTGATGACTTTAACAAAGGTTTCTTAAAAGATTTAAGCAAAGCCTCTAAGCAACAAAAGAAAGACAACGGCCAGTCAGAATACAAACTGCCTAAGGTCAAAACTGATAAGACAGGCGTAAAAAGCGCCTTAGGGAGTTAATAAATGGATTTCAATCAATTAATGGCAAGAATGCGTGAGTTGGATCAACCAACTGCGGAGACAACTACAGTGTTAGACGATACACCTGTATCAGAATGTCCTCCAGACATGCCACCTAGCCCAATGAACACATCAATGAGCAAACCAGATACACCTCCGCCTAGCATTAGTGTTAATCTAAATGCACAAGGAATGGACAACATTGAAGAATTAATGAAGTTAATGACTAAAGTTAATCCTGATATGATTAATCAACCTCAAGCTGCTGCTCCAGCAATTGAAATTGAACCAATGGACAAGCCATCAGGTTTACCTCCACTAGGCGCACTGGGCGATTTAGATAAAGGTCCATTGAAGATGTTACCTGACTTGGATGCAAGCAATGATGACATGCCGGGTGGCGAAATGGACGGCCCAGATGATGTATCAAAAGCACACGGTGATCTTGACAACGATGGCGACCATGACATGGACGATCATGACATGGAAAAGAAAGACAAAGAAGAAGCATTTGGTAATTCTGTAGGCGATAGCGAGCCAGAAACTATGGGCATAGATGCTGCTATTCCAGACGGCGACGATTTAAACAAACCTAAGAAAAGTTTTAGCGGCAAGCCATTCCGTGGTGATAACCCAATGGCAGCTGGCGCATACGAAAGCACAGACTTACGTGCTCAGATCCGTGCAGAATTATTGCAACGTTTAGAAGAAGCTAAAGGAGTCAAATAATGGCATCAGTAACCAGAGTAAACGGCCTGCGTAACACCGCTGGCACATTATATGCAGATAACTGTAACCTATACCTAATTACAGTTAAAAATTCATCTGCTTCAGCTATTGATCTAAGAGCAGAAGATGATGCAATTGACGAAGCAGTTGAACAAATTCTTGAAGAAATAAATCCTTTAGCATTTTTTGTTACTAACAGCAATGCTGGAACAATTTGCGTAATTATGGACAAATCAATTAATAGTGCAAGTGAGTTACAAACTCGTATCCGCAGAATTGGACTAGATCCAGCACCTGCAACAACAACCAGTATCGGTCCCAACGATATTGACATCAGCGGCACTACAGTGCAAGATGTTCAACCTACTCCTGCATTAACAACTTCCGGTGCAGTGACTTTTACGGCTGCTAGTTGATTTATAGTAATAAACCCAAATAGGCTCTTCGGAGCCTATTTTTTTCAGTAAATAAAGTATGGCAAAAAGTTTAGACGGCGTATTAATTAAAAAAGCTCATGCTCCCCAACGATATACTCTTGAGGAAGTTAAGCATCTTGAAGCATGTATGGATCCTATTAACGGGCCATTGTATTTTTGTGAAAACTTTTTAAAAATACAACATCCAACTAGGGGTGCTATTAAGTTTGATCCGTATGAATACCAACGAAGGTTAATACAAGCATATCACGAAAACAAACAATGTATTGCTATGTTACCGCGTCAGATGGGTAAAACTACCTGTGCTACCGGTTACCTTTTATGGTATACAATGTTTATTCCAGAAGCACAAGTGCTAATCGCTGCTCACAAATATGAAGGTGCGCAGGATATTATGAATCGTTACCGCTTTGGTTACGAGAACTTACCAGACTTTATCCGTGCCGGCGTTTATTCATATAACAGAAACACAATTGAATACGATAACGGCGCCCGTATTCAAGCAACTACTACAACTGAAAACACCGGTCGTGGTAAATCTCTTTCATTAATTTACTGTGATGAGTTTGCGTTTGTGCAACCACCAGAGAAGGCCAAAGAATTCTGGACTGCATTATCACCAACACTATCAACAGGTGGTAAGTGTATTATTACATCAACACCAAACTCAGACGAAGATCAGTTTGCTATGATCTGGACTGAAGCCAATAAACGATTTGACGAACACGGCAACGAACAAAAATTAGGTGTAAACGGTTTTGCTTCATATTTTGCACACTGGAATGAACACCCAGATCGAGACGAAGACTGGGCCAAGGTAGAACGTGCAAAAATTGGTGAAGAACGATTCCGTCGAGAGTTTGATTGTGAATTCTTGATCTACGACGAAACATTAATTAATGCAGTTAAACTAGCTGAATTGCAAGGTGTTGAACCTACAATGACCATGGGACAAACACGCTGGTATAAAGATATTGATCCTAAAATGACTTATCTTATTGCATTAGATCCTAGTATGGGAACTGGTGGAGACTATGCTGCTATACAAGTTTTTGAAATGCCTAGTATGATACAGGTAGCAGAATGGCGTCATAATCTTACTCCTATACAATCTCAAGTAAAACACATGAGAGAAATTTTACGCTATATCAATGACCGAGGCCAAGAAAAAGGCGGAAATCCTCAAATTTATTATTCTGTAGAAAACAATCAATTAGGCGAAGCTGCTCTTGTAGTAATCAGTGATATAGGCGAAGAAAACTTCCACGGATTATTTCTCAGTGAACCTATACGCAAAGGACACATACGTAAATTCCGTAAAGGATTTAATACCACACACAGAACAAAGATTTCAGCTTGTAGCCAATTAAAGAATTTAATTGAAACTAAAAAGATGGAAATAAAATCTAAACCGCTAGTTTCAGAGCTAAAGACGTTTGTGGCCCACGGAGTAGGATTTGGGGCAAAAAGCGGAGAACACGACGATCTTATATCCTCTACATTGCTGGTTATTAGAATGGCTGATGTTTTAGCTGATTGGGATCCGCATATTTACGATAAAATGACGGAAAAAATCACCGAAGAACAAATGCCTATGCCTATATTCGTTAGCACAGGATTTTAATAAATATAATTATGGACGCAAGAAATAACATAGCCACCGATCTGTTTTACAAAATTCGTAGCAGATTTAAAGGCCTAAAATTAGGAGAAGAAACTGGGCAAATTACCATTAACCCAGAATCGGCTCGTTTTTTCGACTTTGACTACATGGAAGGAAATACCCCTATTGGTCATGTCAGTATCAGTTTGGCAGAGCCTAACTCAATGAAAGTATACTTCAGTCACGGTATAACTGAAGGCATGGATGACGGACAAAAAGCTAACTGGTATAAATTCCTTAGAGAATTAAGAGTGTTCTCTAAAAGAAGATTATTAAGTTTTGATACAAGAGATATTGCTAAAGATAATTTAGACAAGAGAGACTACGAATTTCTTAGCCAAAACTCTAAACCAAAACCAGAAAATAAAAATACTATTCAAGCACCAGTCGGAGAAAGCATTATGAGTGAAAGTCAGCTCTACGGATCTAAAACCGTAAGTTATCAGAAATTAATGGACACACGTCTAATTATTAAACATAGTCAAGCAGTCATGGATGATGCAGCACCTGGTGCTAGAAGCAGAAACATTTCTGGATTGTTTGTTGAAAATCAAGACGGTGAAAGATTCAAATATCCATTCATCCATTTAGCAGGCGCTCGTGCAATGCAACGTCACGTAGCCAACGGCGGTGTTCCATATGATGATATTGGAAAAAGTATTATTGGAATGAGTGAAGAAATTGCTCAACTAAAGAGCTTTGGAAATTATGTTGTTCGTAACGACCTAATGAACTCTGATACAAATTCAGTAGTAGAGCGTTCATCAACATACCTAAATAGTCTACGTGAACAAATTAAGGCACTAGCAAAACAAAGCCACTACGAGGCTTACAGAGAAAACTTCCAGGCATATGATAGCGAAGACATCCCACAAGATGTTGTTGAAGATTTCAAAGAAAAATTCACAGTTAAATCATTTAAAGAAGACATAGCAAGCGTATTTCCGGTCTTATATAGACTAATGAAAGAAGGAAACACAATAGGCTACGACGACATAGTCGCCATGACACAAGAAGAACTTAATAACGAAGATGTTGAATTAGAACAACAAGAATTTGATCCTTTTGCTAAATTTGAAAATTGGGTAATGGCATTAGGAGAAGAAAGTGCTGTAACTTCTGAAGATCCCGAAGAGCAACAAACAGCTATTAAGGAATTACAAGAACTTGTAGGACAACATTTTCCAGCAGGAGTCGATGGACAAAATGCAATTGAAAGTTTAAAAGGCATCATTGAAGATCCTGAATTATACAAACGAATCAAAGCTCAAGCATCAGAAGATCCAGATAGTTGTTGCAGAGGTCTAGTAAAAGATTGGTTAGAATTAAACGCACCTGAAGTATTAGAGCAATTAGACTTTGGTGATTATGTAGAAGAACCAGAAGCTGGTGTAGAAGAACCAGCAGCAGAAGTTCCTGCGGAGGAACCAGCAGCAGAAGTTCCTGCGGAAGTTCCAGCAGAAGAACCAGTTGTTCAATCAGACGACAACGAAGAAGGCCGCGAATCAAAAGGCAAAATGAATGTTAAAGAACTTGCAGAGTTTATCACATCATTTTATGACAAAGAGTCAGGCACATTCCCTAAAGGCCCAGAAGGTGTTTGCACAATGGTAGGCAAGAAGTTTGGCGAACAGGCAGAACACGTTGCTCGTAAATTTGTAGAAAGAATGGCACCACAACAAACCACAGAACAAAATCCAGAATTGCAAGAATTGGCAAGAATGAGAGAATTGGCAGGCATGTAAAGATTGTTCGTAGCAGTAGAT